CTATAAAGAGTTCCCGACAGACGGCAAGTACATCTTGGATGGCTGCCGCCTTATTCTTTGTCAGAGTAAAGCCTGGGGTAAGTACTTGAGAACGGAGTACCCCGAGGCCGAGATAAACCCCATCGGCGATTGGACCGGAGGCACCGAAGTTGATACCGGTGCAACCAATAGGAAACTGGGTTCAGATATGGCTGACTCGGTTACCGGTGGCGGTCTCCATGGTAAGGACTTATCGAAGGCCGATGTCAGTGTAAACATCTATGCTTTCTTAAAGGCCCAGGAAACCGGCAAGACGGTTGAACTGTGCTGCGCGATTGGTGATGAGGAGATTGACGGTAAGCCTTATTCTGAAATTGTCGAAATCGCACGAGCCTACATTAGGAGCCTGGGCGGTTTTGAAAACTTCGCGGAATGGGGGCTTGTAAGATGAAGACCTCTACACAGTTTCAACTCGTAGCGGTTGATGAGCTTATACCCTATATCAACAATGCGAGAACGCACTCCCCGGCGCAGATAAATAAACTCCGCGCTTCCATTCGAGAGTTCGGATTCATCAACCCGGTAATTATTGACGGGGATAAGAATGTAATCGCTGGCCATGGTAGAATTATGGCCGCAAGAGAAGAAGGCATTGATAAGGTGCCCTGCGTCTTAGTTGACTACCTAACCGAGGCGCAGAAGAAAGCCTACATCCTTGCTGATAACCGATATGCACTTGATGCTGATTGGGACGAAGAGATGCTTCGCGCCGAGATTGAAGCATTAAGCGAATCTGGATACGACCTTCTCCTTACTGGTTTTGAGCCAGCTGAACTTGATAAGCTGTGCTTTTCTCCCGAAGAAGAAGTTCACGACGACGATTTCGATGTTGATTCCGAGCTTCAGAAGCCTGCTATGTCAAAGCAGGGGGACGTATGGACCCTGGGGAAGCATCGCCTGGTGGTCGGGGACAGCACAAAGCCCGAAACCTATGAAGCCCTTATGGCTGGTTCAAAGGCAAACTTGGTGGTTACGGACCCTCCGTATAATGTTAACTACGAAGGCAGCGCTGGAAAAATTAAGAACGACAACCTTGAAGATAATAAATTCTATGAATTTCTGCTTGATGCGTTTAGCTGTGCGAACCAGGTTATGGCAAACGATGCAAGCATTTATGTATTCCACGCCGACACCGAAGGTCTGAATTTCAGAAAGGCCTTTAAGGATGCCGGCTTTTATTTATCCGGTTGCTGCATCTGGAAAAAGCCCAGTCTGGTGCTTGGCCGCTCCCCGTATCAGTGGCAGCATGAGCCGGTGCTTTTTGGTTGGAAGAAAAACGGCAAGCACAACTGGTACTCCGACAGAAAGCAAACAACCATCTGGGAATATGATAAGCCAAAGAAAAACGCCGACCATCCTACGATGAAGCCGGTGCCGCTTATCTCCTATCCGATTCTCAACTCTTCGCTTTCCAACAGTATCGTGCTTGATATGTTCGGTGGCTCTGGTTCAACTCTTATCGCTTGTGAACAGACCGGACGTATCTGCTACACGATTGAACTCGACGAGAAATATGCCGACGTAATCGTGATGAGATACATTGAGCAGGTAGGCTCCAGCGAAGGCGTTTCTGTACTGCGCGATGGGGTTTCTATCCCCTTTGAAAAAGTTGAGATAAAAGACGAAAAATAACTTGACTTCTGGGCCGTTTAGAGTGATGTATAGTACTACCAAAAGGACAAGGAGAATATAGTTATGACTTTTATTACACGCGCACAGTTAGAAAGGCTGAAAGCAGAGTACCCCGCTGGTACCAGAGTTGAACTCGTAAGTATGAATGACCCCTGGTCAAAGCTCCTTCCGGGGGACCAAGGCACCGTTGAATTCATCGACGATATAGGCACAATTTTTGTCCGCTGGGACTGCGGTTCCGGCCTCGGGGTTGCCTGGGGAGAAGACGAAATCCGGAAGGTCTAACACTACCAATTATGCACAATAATATCCCCTTATCTTTGTGTACTATATAGCTTGATATATAACCCGTAAAGAGTTAATATGACCATACAAAAAGGAAAGGGGTTTACGACCATGAAAAAGATTGAAGCAATTGAAAGAGTACTTGATAACTACGCAGCAGAAAAAGAAAGTGGCATCAACCACCTTCTTGTAAAGTGCTACAGAAACACCCAGGAATCCGGCAACGAGATTCTTGACATTGACGAGATCATCTGGGAACATGACTACGATGAACTTGTACGAGACCTTAGAAGATTCGGAATCACAGAGTTCACGATTTCAACTACCTTCTCCGGAGTATTCAACGCGATGGAGGCCCTCATTGAGAGAGGTTGCACCCTCGAAGGTATGACCAGAGTTTACGAGCGCTTCCCGAGCTGGATGGGCGGCGAACATGAGCAGAAGCCCGCAATGCTGATGAAGGTAAAATAAAAAAAGAGCATGGGCCAATGAATAGCGACAGCCCATACTCAATTCCATAAAGTGCTGGCGGAGAAATCCGCCCTGCACTCATATTATACTCAAACTTGAAATAAAAAGCAACCTACGGGTTGTAAATATATGGCACGAGTTACGCACCCCTTTCCACAGCGTAGCTCGTGTTTTTCTTATGGGAGGAATTATGAGACAAGTATATATTGACGTGACTTCCCGGAACACGCGCTCCTCTACGGGGGACTTTGTAGGGTACCTGGGGGAGCACAATGCTACTGAACTCCTCATTTCCATACCCCAGGCCATGGTCGATGAATCCGACTACCAGGTAGTTGTGTTCCAGTCCGGGCCTATGGTTTTCAAGACGAGGAAGATTACAGAAGACAAGACCAAGCCGACCTACCGAGACGGCAACACCATTCACACAAAACTGACGAGGTCCCTTACGAAGGTATCTCCCCTTGGGCTCCAGGTGGAGTGCTACAAGGAAAACGAGAACGGGGACGCAGTGCTCGTAGGCAAGACGCAGACGGTACCGCATCTGGTCCTCAAGCCTTCTCCCGAGGGCTTCCCGGGTTTCGGTTACGATGGAGCATTTGAGGATATTGAGAACGCGGTTCATAACGCGCATAAGCACAACAATCTCGATGTGCTTGCAGGCTTCAGCGTAAATGAAAAAGGCGATGTGTATTATAATGACAAGCCGATTGAAGGCATTGCAAAATACAAGAACCCTTCTGCTCTCCCGAAAGATGCATCTATGGGCACCATTGCCCTGGCCCTGGAAGATGATGAACCAGAAGGCGAACCCGAACCCATCGTGTGCGGCAAGCAGTACAGACTTCTGAAACTGAAATCGAATATCGACCTTGATGACTTTTCAAAAGTTGCAGAGATTACGAGTGATGCCCAGGTTGCGTTAGCACTTCGTAATGCTAAGGATACGGTGGCTTCGCTGATAATGATTCACATGCCTGTTTACGACATGTCCATCCTTGCACTTATGGATGCCGGTAATTTAAGGTCTGTCAGGATGTGGTACGAAGAAGACGCGATGGATTACGAATCATCCAGCGAAACGATGATGCTGTTCTTTAATCCGTATCGTGAATTTGACTTTTCTGTCATCAGCGGCAGCGGAGCAAAAGGCGTTATGGTACCGCTTGGGTGGAGTTTCGTAAACGGAATCAAAGCAAATCCGCGCATTGACGAATACATGAATATCAGTTATGACGATTCGCTGCTTATCAGGCAGCAGGAGCGTTTCATAAAAAACTATCAGTTGCCATATGAAAATGTTTCTGTCGTACCCGACAGTGGCAGCAGCTACAACATGGAAGTGCTCAACGAGCTGCTTCCGAAAATTCTTGAAGAGGTGCCGGACACCAGGACAAAAGGTCTGTATATTTTCACCGACAACGGCTGGCTGAGTATCGCCGATGCTGTAAAAACAAAGAGCGTTTTTGCTTCCACCGTTGCCGACCTTCCGCTGGATGCGCCCGAAGGGATGGTTGCTTTCGTTGTCAATAATACTAACCTCTTCCAGGAGCGGCATTTTAATATTTTCAAGAACAACACATATGAGAAGTTCTATCTCGCTCCCCGCTATAACGATTTCGCTCTGCTGTATGATTTTACCCTGGTTATTGAAATGTGGAGGCACATCGACACCAACAACAGCGAAGCTAAGTATGGGGACGGAATTGCTATTACGACCAATAAGGATCAGAAGTATTTTGTGCTCGAAGCACACTCTACTAAGTACCCTTATAACCGCCATCTCATTTATTCGTGGGAAGACCAGACCATTACGTATAGCGAGAACAAAACCTTTGAGGTGAAGGAAGGCTGGAATGAATTAACTCCATATTACGCACCGGATACCGTTAGGCAGTTATCGTTTGATGAACTCCCTGAATTTGACTGCGAGCACTCGGGGTCATACGCCACACCGTATTACAAGGTCATCTCTTTAAACGCACCTGATTACGGTGGGGAAAGAGATTACCTGCCCATGTATCACTTCAGTGATGATCCGTATAACTTTGTGGATAAGGGTCGCGGACTTTGGATTAAGGGACCATCTGATTGGATGAAACACACCGATAATAACGAATACTTATCAGAGGAGGACTAACGATGAAAACCTTATTTGAAGTTTTGAAGCAGCAGGAGGATGCTGTTAACACCTCTGCGCAGACAGCTGAAATCAACGCGCTTGTGGAAGAATTGAACAGCACCGACTACAGAATTGTCAAGGCCATGGAATATTCCCTTGTTGGCCTTGAGGTACCCTATGACATCGATGCTCTTCATATGGAAAGACAGAAAAAGAGGGACCGCATCAACAAGCTGCAGAACGAGATTAAGAAGATCACGAGGAAATAAGAATAATGAGGAAGCTCAAAAAGTATAAACCTACGCCCTTCATGGCAAAGACTTCCCACTACGATAAAGACGCGGCCGACTTCGCTGTTATGTTTATCGAGGAACTTTGCCACACCAAGGGCACCTGGGCGGGTAAAAAGTTTGAGCTTATTGATTGGCAAGAACAGATAGTTCGAGACCTCTTTGGCGTGCTTAAGAAAAACGGATACAGACAGTTCAATACAGCATATATTGAAATACCGAAAAAGCAGGGCAAGTCTGAACTGGCCGCAGCGATTGCTCTCCTACTCACTTGTGGGGACGGAGAAGAACGAGCCGAAGTTTACGGATGCGCGGCAGACAGAAACCAGGCAAAGATTGTATTTGATGTTGCTGTTGATATGGTCCGCTTCTCACCGGCGCTTTCAAAGAGAGTGCGAATACTCCAATCGCAGAAAAAACTTGTTTACCTGCCCACCAACAGTACCTACCAGGTGTTGTCGGCCGATGTTGCGAATAAGCATGGCTTCAACACACATGGGGTTATTTTCGATGAGCTGCATACTCAGCCCAACCGGAAACTCTACGACGTAATGCTCCAGGGTTCCGGGGACGCGAGGATGCAGCCTTTGTATTTCTTGATAACCACAGCCGGTACGGACCAGAACAGTATTTGTTGGGAAGTCCATCAAAAGGCGCTTGACATTCAGGAGGGACGTAAGATTGACCCGACCTTCTATTCGGTTATCTACGGTGCCGACCAGGACGACGACTGGACAGACCCCAAGGTCTGGAAGAAGGCCAATCCCTCTCTGGGTATAACCGTAGGCATTGACAAGGTCAAAGCGGCCTGCGAGAGTGCAAAGCAGAACCCTTCCGAGGAGAACTCGTTTCGCCAATTGCGACTCAATCAGTGGGTTAAGCAGGCAGTACGATGGATGCCTATGGATAAGTGGGACCTCTGCAAGATGGACATCACAGCAAAGCAGATGGAAGGGCGCGTGTGCTATGCCGGTCTTGACCTTTCAAGCACGACCGATATAACCGCCCTTGTTCTGGTGTTCCCACCGGACGATGAGTTTGACAAATACTTCATCTTACCGTACTTCTGGATACCAGAAGAGACTGTTGACCTCCGCGTGAGGAGGGACCACGTCCCCTACGATTTGTGGGAGAAGCAGGGTTACCTACTGACCACAGAGGGCAACGTCGTTCACTACGGCTTCATTGAACAGTTTATTGATGACCTTGGTAAGAAGTACAACATACGAGAGATAGCCTTTGACCGCTGGGGAGCAACGCAGATGGTTCAGAACCTGGACGGCATGGGCTTCACTGTCGTACCCTTCGGCCAGGGCTTCAAAGATATGTCCCCGGCAAGTAACGAACTTATGAGGCTGGTTTTGAGTGAGGCCATCGCTCACAACGGCCACCCCGTTCTCCGTTGGATGATGGATAACATCTATGTCCGCACTGACCCCTCCGGTAATATTAAGCCGGACAAAGAAAAAAGCACCGAGAAAATTGACGGTGCCATTGCTACCATTATGGCTCTTGACCGCGCTGTTAAGCACGAAGGTGGAGGTAGTTCTGTGTACGATGATAGAGGCTTGTTTGTGCTGTAATATAGACAAATAAAGGCTCGAATCTTTGTGTACTTTATGGGTCATAATTAACTTGATATATAGTAGTTATAGAGTTAATATGTGACTAACAAAAGGAAAGGGGTTAAACCTAATGACCAGAGAATTTTTAATCAGAGACTGCGAAGGCGCAATCAAAGACTACACCCTGGCGATTGAAATTGCCCGGAAGGCAGGCCTTGAAGATAAGGCAGCCGCCCTTGAGAAAACCTTGAAGCACTACAAAAAGAGACTCAGGGAACTTAAGAAATAAGGAGGGCAAGGACATGACATTCATCGACGTTTTAAATAACCCGGAAGCACACGAGCTTGTAGACCAGATCGAGGAACTCCTTGACGAAGAAGAACAGGAGCTCGTAAGAATCAGAACCAAGCTTATAAACGAACTCAAAGACCGCTTCGGTTACGAGTACATCATTTACTAACGGAGGACAGAAAGATGGCAGAATTCACAACGATGGAAAACATTCAGTGCAGAGAGAGCGCACAGAGCGGCGTAACCGTAAGATACGGCGAGCACGTTATTCACAGCGACTACTTATGGGGTTACGGATATTATTGCCAGGTCTACGAGTTCATCGACGACCTTGAGGAGTTCGACGAGGCAGAAGCAAGGCTTAACCTCATCGCTTCAAAGGACGGTTTTGAGGATGGCGGCCACGCCATTCAGTGGGGACTGACAGTTAAATAAGAAAGCACTTTGAGAGGCACCGCTTAGGCGGTGTTTTTCTTATGCTCTTTTCGGAGGTAAGAATGGGAATATTTAAGAGAAAAAACAAGAACGCAAGAGGGCAACCACAGAACAGTTTAAGTGGCGACTCCTATCGTTTTTACCTTGGCCGGTCGACCTCCGGCAAGATGGTTAATGAGAGAACTGCGATGCAGATGACAGCGGTCTACTCGTGCGTGAGAGTTCTGGGCGAGGCCATTGCTGGGTTGCCGCTCCACCTCTATCGGTATAAGGATGACGGCAGCAAGGAAAAGGCAATTGACCATCCGCTTTATCGAATTCTTCACGACGAACCTAACCCGGAGATGAGTAGCTTCGTTTTCAGGGAAACGATGATGAGCCATCTGCTTCTCTGGGGTAATGCATACGCCCAGATTATCAGGAACGGCAAGGGGGAGGTTGTGGCGCTCTATCCGCTGATGCCCAATCGTATGGCCGTTGACAGAGACGATAAGGGTAAACTTTACTACGCATACCAGCATCAGGTGGACGAGAGCAATACCATGAAAAACGAGACGGTTTATCTCAAACCGGAAGACGTGCTTCATATACCCGGACTCGGGTTTGACGGAGTCATAGGTTACTCGCCTATTGCTATGGCCAAGAACGCGGTAGGTATGGCGGTTGCTGCCGAGGAATACGGCGCTACTTTTTTTGCCAATAACGCGACCCCGGGTGGTGTGCTTGAACACCCCGGTACGCTGAAGGACCCTGAAAAACTCAAGGCAAGCTGGAACGCTGCTTACGGCGGGTCCAAGAATGCTAACAAAGTAGCCGTTCTTGAAGAGGGTATGAAGTTTACGCCCATCTCGATGAATAACCAGGAGGCGCAGTATCTTGACCTGCGTCGTTTCCAGGTTGAAGAGATTGCTAGGCTTTACAGAGTGCCTTTGCATATGATCGGGGATCTCACTGGCGCTACGTATTCAAATATTGAGCAGCAGTCGCTGGAGTTCGTAACCTACACGCTTGACCCCTGGGTGGTCAGGTGGGAGCAGACCATTTTTAGAAGGCTGCTTACGGACACCGAGAAGAAAACCTACTTTGTTAAGTTTAATGTTGATGGCCTCCTTCGCGGCGACTATCAATCTCGAATGAATGGTTATGCCACTGGCCGCCAGAACGGCTGGCTCAGTGCTAACGATATTCGCGAGCTCGAGAACCTCGATAAGATCCCGGCCGAAGAAGGCGGGGACCTTTATCTTATTAACGGTTCTATGCTTCGCCTTAAGGATGCTGGTGCATTCACCGATACTGGAGGAAAGGAGGACGGTTCATCCGATGAACAAGACAAAGAAGTTCTGGAATTGGAAGGTAAAAAATCAAGGGGAAGACGCTGAGATTAGGACGCTCTTTTTTAATGGCGTTATCGCTGGCGAGAGCTGGTTTGACGACGATATCACCCCGCAGATGTTTTTCGACGAGCTCCATGCGGGCAAGGGGGACATCGAAGTGTTTATCAATTCTCCCGGTGGGGACTGCGTTGCCGCTTCGCAGATTTATACGATGCTTAACGAGTATAAAGGCAACGTGACCATTAAGATTGACGGCCTTGCAGCATCGGCTGCTTCGGTTGTAGCAATGGCTGGTAACAAAACACTCATGTCACCAACCTCGATTATGATGATTCATAATCCTTTCACCATTGCCGAAGGTGATGTTGAGGAATTTGAGAAGGCCATCGCCATGCTGGAAGAGGTCAAAGAGAGCATTATCAATGCTTACGAATTGAAATCCGGTCTGTCTCGCGCGAAGATTTCTCACCTTATGGATGCCGAGACCTGGCTTAATGCCGGTAAGGCTCTTGAACTCGGATTCATTGATGGCATTATGACCACCAAGAATGAAACCAAGGCGCCCGATGAGGATGACGACGAAGAGGAAGAGACCAAAGAAACGGAAGCCCCACCCGAGGAAGAGAAAAACACCGAGACCGAGAGCGACGGGGACGAAGATGACGACGATGAGGAAGAGAAGAAAAACCTCAAGAAGTCGTCTTTTTCTTTTAGCGAGAAGGACTCGACAGCTTCCCTTGTATCAAAGGTTGCGGCTAAGTATAAACCCAGTAAGTCCATCGGCAAGAAAATCTATGCTGATGATTTGCAGAAAAGATTAAATTCACTGAGTCATTAAGGAGGTAAATGTAATGACTATGCTTGAAAAACTGATTGAAAAGAGAGCACAGCTCTGGGATCAGGCTAATGCTTTCCTTGAAGGCGCTCGTAGAGAGGACGGCACTGTGTCGGCCGAGAACAGCGCTAAGTACGACAAAATGGAAAAGGCCGTAATGGACCTTGGCGACGAGATTGAACGTCTCAAGCGCAAGGAACAGATTGACCAGGCTCTTTCTATGCCGCTTACTGCTCCCATCACTTCCCGTCCCGGTACCGGTGACAACAAGGAAGATAAGAAGACCGGCATTGCATCTGATGAGTATAAGTCGGCGTTTGAACTCTTATGCAAGACTAACTTCCGCAAGGTCAAGGACGTCATGTCTGAAGGCGTTGATTCCGAAGGCGGTTACCTCGTACCCGTTGAGTACGATAAGAGAATTATCGACACGCTCGACGAAGAGAACATCATGAGACGCCTTGCGACGAGAATCACCACTTCCGGTGAGCATAAGATTAACATCGCTGGCACCAAGCCGGCGGCTGCGTGGATTGAAGAGGGCGAAGCCATCAGCTTTGCAGACGCAACCTTTGACCAGATTTTCATGGATGCTCATAAGCTCCATGTTGCTATCAAGGTTACCGAAGAGCTCCTCTACGATAACGCCTTCAATCTCCAGAGCTACATCACCACAGAATTCGGTAAGGCTCTTGCCAATGCCGAGGAGGATGCCTTCCTCAACGGTGATGGCCATGGCAGACCGGAGGGCCTTTTCGTAAAGGCTACCGATGCTGGCAGCACCGATGAACTTGTGGCTGATGACATCATCAACCTTATCTATACCCTTAAGAGACCATACAGAAAGAACGCGTCCTTCATCATGAACGACAAGACACTTGCTGCGGTTCGTACGCTTAAGGACCTTAACGGTGCATATATGTGGCAGCCATCCTACCAGGCAGGCGAGCCCGACAGACTTTGCGGTTATGCAATCCACACCTCTGCCTATGCGCCGGAAGATAAGATTGCATTCGGCGACTACTCTTACTACAACATCGGCGACAGAGGTTCCCGCTCCTTTGCAGAGCTTAAGGAACTCTTTGCAGGTAACGGCCTTATCGGTTTCCTTGCAAAGGAAAGAGTCGATGGTAAGCTCGTACTCCCCGAGGCGGTTCAGGTTCTCACGATTAAGTCTGAGTAATTGAAAAGGCGGTGGCATAATGCACGATTTGTTACAGCAGGTCAAGACCAATCTGGTCCTTGAACACGATGACGACGATGCATTTCTCTCGGCATGTATTGCTGCCGCCGTAGCCTATGCCGAGAGTTTCCAGCATCACGCAGACGGTTTCTACCGCAGCGAACCTATGCCCCATACGACGAGGCAGGCTGTCGTTATGCTTGCCTCTCATTTTTACGAGAGCCGGGACGGTTCCGGTGCAGGCTTTTTCGGGGACAGCCCAGGCGCAGCACAGCAGGTCTGGAATACAGTCAACACGCTGTTGCGCATGGACAGAGAATGGAAGGTGTAAGACATGGGATTGGGTAAACTGGATACGCCTATCACTATTGTTGAAACCCGGACCATTAAAGACCGGGAAGGCTTCGCAAAGCAGGACACTGTTCCTGTTGCTTGCGTAAGGGCATACAAAGAAGACAAGAACGCAACCGAGAGATGGGCCAATAACGCCATGTATCAGCAGGCATCGGCCCTTTTTCGGTTTCGGTATATTCCTCGCGTTGAGATTACAACGGACATGAAAATCGAATGCTATTCCGGCGTTTACGACATCGTGTCCGTTGAAAATGTCAAGGGTAAGAATATGTACTACGAGGTTCTTGGCAAGAAGGAGGTAACCCCGGGTGGCAAAGGTAACGATGAAGTATCCGGACGACCTGATTGGTAAGATTGCCAAACTTGAAGGCAAAACGGACGAGATTTGCGAGAAAGCGCTTACAGCCGGGGCCGCCATCGTCGAGAGGCAGGTGCGGTCCAATCTCAAGGATGTCGTTGGTAAGCACACCAAAGAGGCATCCCGCTCAACCGGACAGCTTGTTGAAGCACTAGGTACCACCCAGGTCCGAGTCGATAACAAGGGGGACTATAACATCAAGGTGGGTTTTGACGAACCCCGTTCTGATGGGGACTCCAATGCCAAGATTGCTAATGTTCTTGAGTACGGGAGGGCTGGACAGCCACCTAAACCTTTCCTGGCCCCGGCAAAGAAGAAAACGAAGAAGCCTGCCGAGGCAAAGATGAAACACGTACTTGAAGAGGAGATTAACAAGTTATGAGTATTCTTGCTGAGTTAAACGAAATAATGACCGGCCTTGATATACCAGTCGAGACCGGTTCTTTTAGCGACAGCCCACCATCAAGGTATGTTGTGCTGACTCCAATGGCAGATTCTTACGAGAATTTTGCCGACAATCAGCCGCTTGATGAGTCGCAGGATGTTCGCATCTCGCTGTTCCATTTCGGGAACTACGTCGAGACCAAAGACGCGATTGTTGAAGCGCTCCTTAAAGCAGAGTTCACCATCATCGACAGAAGGTATATGGGCTTTGATAGAGAGAGTGGTTTTCACCAGTACGCGATTGATGTAAGCAAAATATATAACCTTGAAAAGGAGGACTAGCCATGGCTACGATAGGCCTTGACAGATTATTCTATGCAAAGATTACCGAAGCAGCTGACGGTAATGAAACATACGCTGCACCCCAGGTGCTTGCCAAAGCAATGACGGCAGACCTCTCTGTTGAACTCGCCGAAGCAGTTCTCTATGCAGATGACGGCCAGGCCGAATCAGTGAAGCTCTTTAAGAATGGCACGCTCTCGCTTGGCGTCGACGATATCGGTAGCGCTGTTGCATGCGACCTTACCGGTGCAAGCGTCGATAATAATGGTGTGCTCGTATCTTCTGCCGATGACATTGCTCCTTATGTTGCTGTAGGATTCAGAGCAATGAAATCAAACGGCAAGTACAGATACTTCTGGCTTTATAAAGTGAAGTTTGCGGTGCCGTCTACAAACCTTGCAACCAAGGGCGATTCTATCACCTTCTCTACTCCTACCATCGAAGGTACGGTTATGAGGAGAAATAAGCCGGATGCTTCCGGTAAGAAGCCCTGGAAAACAGAGGTAACCGAAGGTACGGCAGGTGTGTCTGATGAAACCATCAGTTCGTGGTTTACCCAGGTTTACGAGCCTGCGTTTACTGCAACCAGCACCGGCACGAAGGGGGCTAAATAATGAATGTGATTTTACCTTCTGAAAGAGTTGAACCCGAGAGAAGCGCCATCATTAATCTTGGCGGTCAGGAGTATGAACTCATTCTTACGACCCGGGCAACAAAGATTATCGCAAAGCGCTATGGCGGGCTTGAGAACCTTGGCGAGAGACTTATGGATGCCGAGCATTTTGAAGAAGCGATTGACGAGATTGTGTGGCTCATCACGCTCCTTGCAAACCAGTCCGTTGCTATCTATAACCTCTGGCATGAAGACAAGAAACCGCACCTCACCGAAGAGGCGGTTGAACTTCTCACTTCTCCTTACGACCTTGCCCAGTACAAAGAAGCGATCCTCGCTGCAATGTACCGCGGTGCAAAGAGAAATGTTGAAAGCGAGGACGACGGCTCAAAAAACCAGGGGGACGAGTGAGCGACGAAGAGGCGTTTGCTCGTCTTGTTTTCTATGGGGTTACCCTTCTTGGGCGTAACGAGCGTGAGGTATGGCTGATGCCGTTTGGCCACCTGCTGGACCAGTGGGAAATCTACAAGCAGTACCACGATATGGCAAAGCCCAAGCGGCAAGTTTTCATTGACGATGTTATACCTTTTGACATCTAAAATAAGTCAATTGTAATTTTGCATGCGATATGGTATAATTTATTCAAAGAAAATTTGGAGGATTTATTATGCCTATCGTTCCTGCAAAATGTACTAACTGTGGCGCGCCACTAAATGTTGACGACAAACTCGAGGCTGCAGTATGCCCTTATTGCCAAACACCATATATTGTTGAAAAAGCAATAAACAATATAACCCTTTCGGGAACGGCAAATATTCAAAACGCCAATGTAATGATTAATAACGGCCCATCGGTGGAAAATCTTCTAGCAAGAGCGTTAGAATTTGAGCGTGAACACGATTATGAAAAGGCGTTAGAATACTATAACCGAGTATTGGATTTGGATTACACAAACCAGACGGCGAGAAATGGTGTCAACTATATAAAGAATATGGGCACACCACAACGATCACAGCCGCAAGAAACTGTTATTTTATCCGTTGACTGTACTGGAGGATTCGTTCCGGGTAAATTCACTTTAACCGACAAGAAACTCTACTATAGCACCAAGAAAAAGACGGTTGCTTACGGTATGGATGAAATCGAATCAGTGAGTCGTATGGTTGGGTGGTTTTATCTGAAAATTCGTGGCGAGAGCAAACCACAAAAATATCCTATGGGCAACCCCGGAAATGCTGGTAAACTTGTTGATGCAATAAACAAGGTGAAATCCACACAAGTATAACTCAAATAGTATAAGTTTAAAGGCACTTGCTTAACGGCAGGTGCTATTTTTATGCCCATTTTTAAGGAGGTGCGAGATTGGCTGACAACTTCGGACTGAAGATGGGGATTGAGGGCGAGAAGCAATTCAAGAGTGCCCTGCGGGAAATAAACCAATCCTTCAAAGTTCTGGGCTCCGAGATGAAGCTCGTCTCCTCTCAATTCGATAAGAACGACAAATCCCAGGAAGCAGTTACTGCGAGGAGCAAGGTTCTTAATAAAGAGATTGAAGAGCAGAAGAAAAAGATAGAGACTCTTGAAGCTGCTCTGAAAAACTCCTCGCAGTCCTTTGGCGAGAACGACAAGAGGACGCAGAACTGGGAAATACAATTGAATAACGCAAAGGCCGAGCTAAACAAGCTCAACAAAGAACTCGACGAGAACGAAGAAGCCCTTGAAGATGATGCCAAGGAGTTTAAGGACGCCGAGAAAAAGGCAGACAACTTTGGCGATGAACTCAAGGACACCTCCGGCGATGCAGAAAAAGCCTCCGATAAGCTTAAAAAAGTGGGCTCTGTGGTCAAGGGCGTTGGCAAAGCCATGGGAGCCGCGCTCGCTGCGATTGGTACGGCTACCGTAGCAGCAGGCAAAAAGCTCTACGAGATGGCAGCCGACACAGCCAATGCTGGGGATGAAGTTGATAAGATGTCCCAGAAACTGGGTATGTCCTATGAGGGCTATCAGAAGTGGGACTATGTTCTTGGGCAGGCCGGTGTAGACATTAACTCAATGACCACCGGTATGAAAACGCTGACCAACAAGATAGACGACGCAAAGAATGGCAGCGATAAGGCGCAGGCAATGTTCACTAAGCTGGGTATTTCTATGGACGATTTAAGTTCCATGAGCCGAGAGGACATTTTCGCTGCAACTATCAAAGGCTTCCAGGGTATGGAGGACAGCACAGAGCGTGCTGCTCTTGCCAATGACCTCTTCGGTAAGTCCGGACAAAACTTAACACCGCTTTTCAATGAAAGCGCAGAAGCAACCGAGGAACTGATGAATGCAGCAGACGACCTCGGTTTTGTTATGTCCGATAAAGCGGTAAAGGCTTCGGCCACATTTAATGATTCACTCGACACCCTGAAGCGTACATTTTCAGGGGTTAAAAACAACATTATGGGTGAACTCTTACCCGGTTTTTCAGACATTATGTATGGTTTGTCTGATTTACTTGCAGGCAATGAGGATGCAAAGGAAAAGATACAGACCGGCGCTCAAGAACTCGTTGAGTCGCTTGGTAACATCTTCCCGAAGGTAGTCGATATCTTGCTAACGCTGATAGCAACCGTGGCTGAGATTGCACCCACCCTGATTGATGCGCTGGTTACCGGTATTGCCGATAATCTACCGACCATTGTCTCGGCGGCAACGGATA